GCTCTGTCGTGCTGATTTCAGCTTCGGCATCAATCTTGAGTCTCGTTTCAGCCATATAGCAAGCTCCTTTCGTTTTTTTCGAGGGGGCTCAGCGGAATTTCACCGCAGCACCCGTGCTGCACGGGCGTGACCCTTACCCCGATGTGGTCATATGAACTTAGGAGGTCAGCGCGGTATGCCTCACCCGCACTGTGGTATGAAAAATGCGCGGTATCTGCGTCGATACCTGCGCACATTCCAGCGGTAATCGTAACGAAATTACCAGAAAAACAGGAAACTAACTAGGCGAAAAATGGGGTCGTCGAGCCCGCAACAGATGCCGCCCCCTCCCGACAGTACCTTTTCAGCGGCCGAATCGATCACGACGCATGATACCCTGCCACCCAGCAAACTTATCGCGCGTGACAACGTCCTTCTCGCAGGGCTTCTTGCAGCCTTTGCGCCCTCGATGGCAGATGCACACCGTCTTTCCATTGACGATCTGCACCCAGACAGGAATCTTCTCTTGTTCTTGCATCGTTTATCGCCTCACATCGGTACGGATTTGACAGGGGATTGGCTGCATACCCACCCAGCCCTTATGAATAATTACCGGTGGCTACGATTGTTCTACGGAGAAAACTGCATCGCCCTCCTTGATGAACATGACGTGGCCGCAATGCTCACAAACGACCTTGGCATACTTGGGCGGCTTCTCGGCTACGCTCAGAGCGGACGCTTTGGCGCGGTCTACCTGCTCCTGCGTGGTGATTGCAACATTCTGTGCTTCTTCCTTTGCGGCGTTATCCAGATAGGCTTGGTATCTGGCACGGCGGTCCTCTTCGGATTCACCGACCACCCCATCATCGAAAAGAGCATCGGCGTCAAAATCGTCGCTGGGAGCGGGGAAGCCAAGGGATTCGAGATCGAAGTCAAAGTCAAGGTTGAGCATATCGATCTCGTGGAGCAGCTCGTCGTTGATCCACTCGGAGAATTCGGAAATGCGGTTGTCGGCCAGACGGTCGAGCTTGATCGTTTCTTCGTCGGCGTCTGTTACGACGCAGGGTATTTCCTCCATGCCGAGCCGAATGGCGGCAGCATAACGGGCATGACCTTTGACGATGATACCGTTGCGGTCGATGACCAGCGGCACGTTGAAGCCAACCTTCGGAATGATCTCGACAAGCAGGTTGACCGTCTTATCGTTTTTCCGGGGATTGCGGACATAGGGCTTGACCTCGGAAATCTTCTTCATCACGATCTGATTAACAATCTCCATCAGTGCCAGCCTCCTTTCGATACTTCTGAAGCTGACGCGCCTGATTCTCGGAGATTGCTGCGCGTGTGAATGAATTGTTTTCGTAGAGCTTCGCATAGCCGGTGATGTGCTTGAGGCGCACCAGCTCTTCCGGCTCTAAGCCAAGCTCATTGCAGACCTGCAGATCGGTCGCGCCGTTCATCAGCATTTCCATGACGATATTGGACATACCGTTAATGGAGTGCTTGCCTCTGGCGCGGTTGTGCCGAACGGTCGAGGCCATGAGATCATTCATGGTCTTGCCATGAAGCACAACACAGGGCAGCTTCCCCTCGCATGAAACGTAGATGTCTTTGAATCTGCGCATGATGCTGTATCGGTGGAAGCCGTCGACGATAACATACCGGTCTTTCTTTTCGTCGTAGATGGTAACGACGGGCTGCGTGTAGCCGTCCGCTTTGACGGAGCGATAAAGCAGCTTCATCTCCTGCGTGGCGACACTGTTGGGGTTGTAGTCGTTTGCGTGGACCTTTTCAATGGGTATCCACTCGACCTGATGAATGGGCTGATCTGAAATCATTTCTTGCTGCCCATATATTGCTCAAACTGCGCGGCGTCGCGTTTGCGATAGGTGGGAGCCTTTTCCCGGATGCGGAAACGGGAGCGGGCATTTGCGTTGTTCGTGCCATCAATATCATTCAGGACGATCTCTTTGACATGGACACGATACCATTCGTCTCCGGTCTGATTCTTCCAGCGGTTTCGGAACAGCTCGTGGTATTCGGGCTTCACGATATTGGCAAGCAGATAGTCGCGGTATTCCTGCCACGAACGGAACGCAAAGGGGAGCTGGCGCGGGATGATGTCGCCGCTGTCAAAGGTATGGGCGAATGTACCGACGCCAGATACGCGACGGATGAACTTGTTGTAGGTGTCCGGCTCAAACTCCTGCAGCATTTCAATCGAGTGCCAGGCGGTTTCGTGGATGAGCGCTGAGACGCGCATGGCCTCCTTGGCCAAGCCCCACTGGTATTGCAGATCGTAGACGCGATTGTACGACCAGTGATTCTTGGCAATGGCTGTCCAGATGTCATCGTTAGTGAAATCGTAGATCGGCCAGAACACCTGACACCTGCCAACTTTCTTCTTGCACCACGTCACGCCTTTGTATCGGGCTTCATGCTGCGTGATAGCAACGCGCCGGTTCAGGCTTTCCGTTATGCGCATTCCCACCAGCACGGCACAATTCTCAGAATCGGTGCAGTGGGACGGGAGGACGTTGACAAGCTCATGGAATCGGTTTTCGCTGCTGGGGTTTTCCTTGATGGAGAGCGGGTGCTGCGGGTGAATCCAGATCGCTTTGTCCTCCGGATTCCAAACACTGATAAAATTCTTCTCCGGGGAGAGCGTGTTTGTGAACTCAAAGGGAATCTGATACCAATACGGCGTGACTTCCGGCAGCTCCATGATGTGCTGCATATAGTCCACCGTCGCTTGCCACTCGGCTTCCTGATCGAGCCAGAATACCTTGAGCGGCAGACGCCCGCGCTCCTGCGCAACCATAAGCGCCATGCGGAAAAGAACTGTGCTGTCCTTGCCGCCGGACATGCTGACGATTACATCGTCGTGGCCGTCGAAGATCATCCGCAGCCGTTCCAATGCTTCATCGAATACGTTGTTTTGCAAGTAGATCATTGCTGCTGACCCCGCGCCGCTCATGTGAGCAACATAGGGTTTCCTCCTTTTTTCGATGTACCCGCAGCCGGCAGCGTTGGCGATACGCCGCAGGTCCGAGCCATCCTCCACGCAAGGAGCATCGTGGAGGCAAGTCCTCCTTCCGAATAAAATGAGCAGCGCCCCGATCAGGAGCGCCGCCCGGCTTGATTTGGAATTTTACAGTTTACATGAAATCACATCTCAGGGGTGATTGCAAGCGTCACAGCGCGTCAGTGCGTGTCATGGCGGGGCAAGTTCCGAGGAAGCGATAACATATGGACTTGACGCCATCCTCGGAATTTCGCCCACCAAGCACACTTGCAACTACCTTCCACGGCATACCTCGGATGAAACGCAGCCGGAATACAAGGCGTGTGGTGTTATCCTCGATTCCGGCGATCCAGACAGCGATCGTCTCCTCGCTTCTGGCGATCTGTTCTTTCAGCGCGTCGCGCTGCGTCTCCATGTCCGCAATCTCCGCGCCGAGGACGCCGACCTTGTCATTGACGCCGGAGGCGTGCGGCATTCCATCCAGCTTCTGCGCCCCGGGAACGGCAGCATTCCACAAGCCCTGAAGCAGTTCTTCCGTTTTCTGAAGCTGCTGGACAAGATCAAGATGCCCATTCAGTTCCGCCAGAGTCATGTGTGCCGCCCCTTTCCGTCGTTACTTTGCTTTTTTCCAAGCCCGGATTGCGGTTTTCTTTGTGCCTTTCGGTGTACCCGCTCTACCGCAATTATAACACCTGACGCAAAACATGGGCGGTGTTCTTGAACGCAGATATACTTCCTCGATCTTGCAGCGACTGTCTGCACCGCAAAATCGGCAGGTCAATTCATCGGTTCTCGGCATAGCGTCACCTCCCAGTCAAAGACTTGCCAAAAGAGAAAAGAGCTTTGGCGAGAACGTCCGCAGAAGCACCATAATTGTAAAAGCAGCTTGAGAGCCGGTCAAATGCATCGCAGATTCTCTCACAACGCAGATATGCGTTATATGCTTGGAAATTGCTGTCGCCGGGTGCCTTGTTCCGCATAAGTCCGTTTGCATGATTTCGGCTATACCCGCGAGCCATCAGCAGCTTAACTGCGCGTTTTCTTGTCGTGTGTCTCTTTCCTTCCTGATAAATTTCACGCCACAGTTCCAGCAGAAATTATCGCGAAAACCGTTGACTTTGCTTCTGCAAATCGGGCAGCGGTGCGCTGATATAATTTCTCCCTTGAGGGCAGGCTCGTTGGAATCGCCAGTGTAAATATTGCAAGGGTAACGTACCAGACGGGCACCCTCACCATAGGGAAGTCCGAGCAACCTTGACACTGGAATGCTTAATGCTTCTGCGAATCGTTCAATCGTGACTGGCTTTGGATTTCGCGCGTAGCTGGATGTGCTTTCATACTGTGCGATCATTGAGCCAGAAACGCCAATCCTCGCACCAAGTTCAGCTTGTGTCAATCCAGCTTCCTCACGTGCAGCACGGAGCCGTGCAGCAAACTGAGTATCATTCATTGCTCCTCACAGCCTCCTTTTCACGTTCCATACGTTTCTGTTCCATACGTTCCAGCCGATCATCGCTTGCGACAGTCCATTTCCGACGTTCTGCCGCTTTCGGGCGGCGCAGGAAATCAGCTCTGGCATTCGAGGTGTAGGCGGCTGGCATACCCAGCTTTTTCGGCTTAGACATTTTTCTGTTCCTCCAAAGCCCGCTCGGCTTCTTCTAAGCTGAGAAACATGGTTTTGCCAAGCTCGCTTGCCAAAAAGCCATTCGTCTCGCCCCGGTAGTTTTTTGCGGATATGATTATGGTGCGAAGTGTATCTTGGAGGTAAAAAGCTATCAGGGTAATGGTTTTTGGATAGATCTTTCCATTTTCAAGGCAGTACAGCGTATCGCCGTATTTGCAGGGAGGCAGCATCACAACGCGCCCCTCATCATCAGCCGCCATTAGCTTTCTGATTCGCTCGGCTTTCGACGTATCATCCGCGAAAGCGGATTCTATAATGGTTTTGGCTTTCACCACCTGCTCCGGTGTCAGCCCCGTAGCTTCGTAAGAAGCCAGACGAGCCAACGCAACCTCATATCCGCGGCGGCACATAATCCGTCCGTCATTGTCGTACCATGTGAGCTTATCCATTCTGCTTCCTCCTGAACTGTCTAGCATAGGGGCAGGTTGCCCAATGCGGCACATAGCCCACGCCGGTTGCTTTGGCTGGGTCTTCCGTGTATTCGCACGAAAGCACTTGCCCGTTTGGGGTGACAATTTTCTTGCTGCCGACGCGCGGCTTTTCGATGTAGTAGCGCGGGGTAGCATCGCAGGGGATGGATTTCCCGGCTGGCGTCGTAATCCAGACGAGCGCAGCCATGCACGCTTTACAAGCGGCCATTGTTTTCATCCTCCATTTCGTATTGTTCGATATGAGCATCAGGTGATCTTGGCGAAACGATGATGTTGCCAAACTCATCGGCACCACAGAAAAGCGCCCATTTCGGCAGGCCGGTTTCCCGGCTAACCGCGTCCGAAAGATCTTCTAGCTTCTGCTTGCCCTCTGGCATATCGAGAAAACGCATAACCTTTTTCATCCGCAATTCGAAAATAAGCTCCCGAATCCCTATGTAGGTGAAGATGAGCAGAAGTGCAAGAGTCAAGCCAAGTCCTATAGCTCCGATTCCAAGTAGAAGCGTCTTAATCATAGAACATCCTCCACGTGCCTTTTACGCTCCAATGCCCACCATCCTTCAATGTCGGCTTCGAGCGATACCATTTGCGCCAGCGCCAGAACAGAATCTTCGGTGGCTCATTGCGCTGCCAGCACCGAAGTTCCAGCGCATACTCCCGGCGCCGCTCACGGCGCTTCCGTTTTTCACGTCTTTGGCTCATGCTGACCTCCTTTTAGCGCCTGTGTCTGCAAATTTTGAGAAACGCACTTGAATCTTAGTCCGTCTGTACCGTCCGTCAGAGGAAGCGCCCGGCGGCGCTCGATCTCGGCCCGGTAATTGCCGCAATGCTTACAGGCATCCGTGATGGCGCGATGGGCGGCGCAGCCGCCCAAGACGCACATTTCGGTCAAAACATCACTCATCATCGGAATCCTCCGTAGTTTTGTCCGGCTGCGCACCGTATGTGTCAAAGAGCCGGTGCGTACCTTCGGCCATTTCTTCTTCATCGTCTGACTTTTCATAGCCGAGCGTTTCGAGGATTTCATAGATGTGATCCAAGTCCGAATTTTCGCAAAGCTCATATTCGTAGTGGTTCATGTTCCACACGCGCCGGTAGTAGCTCATGTCTTCGTCATCGAGGGCAGAATAGCAGCAGCAGAAAATCAGCTTTTCCGGCTGGGCTTCCGCCGCGCTGCGGACAAAGCCCATGTCGCAAAAATCTTCGTTTTCATCGTCTGGCGAAAGTCTCATGCCAAGGAGCTGGGCGCAAAGCCGAGGGTTGATGGAATTGCAGTAGCCACCGTCGATTGACTCTGTTGTTGCCACGCAGAACAAAGAGATTTCCTTCATGTGCTGTTTGAATACGCTGTTCGGAAGCTCTTTGATGAAATCCTTGCGCAGTTCAAAATGGGCCTCCGCGACTTCCGCAAATTCATTTTCGGCCTGTTCGTCTCTGCGGCGCCGTTCCTCGCGGGCTTCGGCTTCGGGGTCTGGCTGCTGCGATTGCTGGCGCTCCCTGTAGAGTGTGATTCCAGTAGAATCCTTCCTGTAAAAGTATCGAACATCACTCGCGTCTTCTGGTATGGTCATTTCTTTCTTCAAATCCCAGCGGCTGTAGCCGGCGTGGTAGACCATATTGACCGCCGTACCGTTGAATTCGCCGCTTCTTTCAATCTGATATGCAAACTTGTCTGCAATTTCAGCCCATTCAGCAAGTTTCTTTTGGATTTCCTGCTCGGAAATCAGGCTTTTCAGAACGCTGTTGAAGTTCGCCGTGCCGATTGCGTCAAGCGCCTTGTTCTTGTCTTCGGGGCTGTCCAGCTTGTCAAGCTCCAGATAATCGTTGAGCGTCGCACCGCGGGATTCAGCTTTCTGGAATTTCTGCCGGTCGAGGTCAAGCAGTTTTACACGGCGGCGAATGGTGGTCTGAGAGAAGCCGGATTTTTCGGCGATTTCAGCTACGGTATCGCCCATGTCAAGCATCATCTGGAAGCCCTGCGCCTGCTCATAGACCGTCAGATCAGACCGCTGCATATTCTCCGTGAGCATCGTACTCAGCTGCTCCCGCTCCGACATCTCGACCACGACGCAGGGAAGATCCTCCAGACCGGCCAGCTTTGCGGCCGCAAGGCGGCGGTGTCCGATGATGACGCGGTAGCTTTCTCCGTCCCACTTCTTTGTGATTTCCCCGATCAGCGGAACAACGGTGAGGTTTTGGAGTACGCCGTTGACCTTGATGCTCTCAGCCAGCTCGGTCACATCGCCCAAATCTTTGCGGGGGTTATCAGGGTGCTGCCACAGCTTTTTAACCGGAATGTACTTGATTTCTGCCATAAAATGCTCCTTTCTTATGCTGAGCTTTGCCCCTCGGCTGGGACAGTTTATTATTTTCGGCTCATGCCGTTCACGCGGCACCAGTGCCGCTGGGCCTGCTTCTTCCTCGCGGTGCGGCAGGCCGGGCAGAAGGTATTTTCTTTGCGCTCGATAAAAGAACGGCCGCACCGGGCGCAATGCTGCGGTGGGATTCTGCGAAACTCGGCACACTCGTCGCAGTTGACGCACAGATCACAGCCTTTGACTTCATCCCAGTTTGCGCACATGAGCCGCTGCCAGCAGGGATTCTCGTCAATGTCGTTGATGCGCTTGCGGAGCACGGCGCAGAGCATTTCGAGCGTTCGCGTGGTTTCGGTGCGCGTTCTGGACAGGCTCATTGCCTGCTTTACGGTTGGGTCCGGTGCGCCGAAGCCCCACGGCTGATCTTTGAGCATGGCGCGTACTTTGTCCTGATTCTCGGTCAGATAGACGAAATAAACTTTCCCACGCACGGCTTTTTCAGATTTGCCGAGTGCCTTGCCAATGGCGGTGTAGCTGTTGCCTTTTCGGATTCCGTCTGCCAGCACATCGAAGTCGGTCTGTGTCCAAGCTGCGGATGAACCATGATTGTCGGCCTTGACAGGACGCTCTTTTATACCGAGGTCGTTGCACCGGCGCTGGATCGCGCCTGCGGACCGACGCAGTATATCAGAAAGCTCAGCGTATCCGTACCGATGCTGCTGAAGCAGCATTTTCAGCCGCGCGTCTTCATCGGGTGTCCATGGGTCTTTCCGCTGGATGGCAAATGCCTGAAAGTCCTTCTTGCGCTGCTCGGCT